GGTCCTAGGTGGCGATCAGACGAACGCGGCCTTGATGAACTTGGTCGGGTCGATCATCAGCGTGGCGAAGTAGCCACGGAACTTGATGATGCGGGACAGCGAACCGTCCGCGGCTTCGACCGAGATCGCGCCCTTCTGTTGTTCGAAGATTTCGAAGCCGTCGGGGTGGCCGATCGCCAGTGTGCCGGAGGCGAAGTTGCGGTCCACGACGACCTGGAGGCCGAACGCGACGCCGGCCTGCTGGCCGGGGGCCAGGTTGCCGTAGGCGTTCATGGGTCCGATCTGCGGGAACAGCGGGCGTCCCTGGCCGTCCTCGAGCTGGCCGAGCGAGGCCCAGCGGTTCGGGGCGACGAACAGGTGGGTCGGGAGCCAGCCGTTTGAGTCCGACAGGATGTCCGACGCGGCGGTGTACATCCAAGTGACCCAGTCGGTCGGGTCGGCGATGTTGGCCGTCGTGAAGTTGTTGGTGTTCGTGATGCCGGTGATGAGGTTGTCGGCGGCGACGTTGTCGGTCTCGTTGGCGTAGATGCGCGCCATGTCGTCGAGCAGGAGGGCGAGCACTTCGGGCTCGGTCCAGTCCATGTCCTCTTCGGACAACTTGACGTATCCGCCGTAGACGCCCTTGGTGACCTGGTTGTCGGTGACGACGAACGTGCCGGAATCGAGGGCGACGTTCTCGCCGTTCGATGCGCCGATGGTGGTGTGGGTGGTGACTTCGGGACGACGGAACACCTTGCCGCCCTGGGGCATGGCCTTGGCGCCGATGGCGTCAATGACCGGGCGCAGGCCGCGGAAGTTGTTGTAGACCGGGCCGACGATCGGCGTCGGCAGGATGCCTGGCGTGTCGGTGGTGGTCACGTCGGGGGCGGCGGCGCGGATGCGGGCGTTGAATTCGGCGAATTCGGCGCCTCCGGCCAGGAACTTGGCGATGTATTCGCTGGCCGACGGCAACTTGAACGGCTGGGCCGGCTGGGCGAACTGGATGGGCTGGGTCGGGATGACCGCCGGTGCGGCGGCCTCAATGGGTTCTGACACTGGGTCCTCCTCGGACTCTGTTGGGGTTTCGGGTGTTTCGTCGTTCTCCTCCTCGGGTGCGGAGGCGGCGACTTTTTCAATCCTGGCCTGCGGGAACGCCGGCTCGGACACGATCGACAACTCGCTCCACCTGGCAGCCTCAACCACCATGGTGCCGGACTTGTCGAACGAGAACTTGGTGGGCACGACGCCGACGCTGACGCTGTCGTATGCGCCCATAAGAAGCAGTTGCATGGTGTCGTCCGCGTCGCGTGTTTCGGCGAGGCGGGCCACGAACATCATGCCGTCATCGGTAGAGACACGTTCGGTGACGAGTCCGCGTACCTTGCCAGAGTCGTGGCCCTCAAGCAGTCGAGGGGGTCGGCCGTCCTCGGGCAACGACCCTGGCTTGAACATCACTTTGGTGCCGAGCGAGTCGGTGGTAGTGACGTTCCAGGGTACGGCGACGCCGGAGATCGACCGCGCTGGGGTGCCGTCCGCCGCTGCTGCGTCGATCTGGAATGAACCGGCGGCAAGATTGATCTTGTCAGTCATCGCTGACATCCTCTCTGATTGTGGTGGGCGTGTCCACGAGTGGTGATTCCACCATCTCGTTGTCGCCGAGGTAGTCGTCCAGGTCGAATTCAATGTGGCGACCTCGAGGGATGATGGTGTCGCCCGACAGGGTTTGTTCGATGCATTGGATGTAGGGCTTGGCGCCGAACAGATACAAATCTTGGCGGGCCTGCAATGCGTTCTGGTATGTCATGCCGGTGCCGGTGGGTGCACCAACCAGATAGGGCGGGATGTTGGCGAGGCGGGCCAGTTCGAGGGCTTGGTATTGGCGGGCTTCGACGAGCTGCAGTTTGCTGGGGTCGCTCGAGAATTCTTTCCATTCGACGAATTCGTTGAGGGCGCCGATGGCGTTGTTGCGTCGGGCCTGGGACCAGCCGGCCGCTAGTTCGCCGAGCTCTTCGGCGGTCATGGGTTCGCCACCGCGCTGTTGCAGGTAGCCGGCCGCGATCTCGGTGCTGGAGAATCGGCGGGCCGCGGCGTCGAGCTTGTAGGCGGTGTCCATGGCGATCGTGCCGGTGTAGATGATGCCCATGATCGGCGACAGGAACTGCACCAGGTTCTCGGTGGGCAAATGGACGCCGTTGAACTCAACCTGGTCGGACGGCTTGAACCATTGGGGTCCGCCCTGGTCGATTGTGTTGATGTTCGCGGCCGGAAGCCATTCAAACGATGCGGGATAGCCGGTCTGGTAGCGGGATGTGATGTACCAGAACGCTCGGCCGTACATGAGCAGGTCCGAGAACGTGTTCGCCATGATGAACGACCGGGTCACGTTCGGGTCGGGCCGAGTAAACCATGATTCGCCCTCGATGTAAACCTTCTCGTATTCCTGTTCGGTCGGGTCCCATTGGAGGCGATACTGGACCAGATCCAACGAACCGATCATGGAGGCGATCAGGTCTCGAGCGCGGCTGATGGTTGGGAGTTGGAGGGCGCGCAGTTCGGCGGTGCCGACCGTGTAGGTCATCACCTGCGAGATGGCCTGCTGGGCCGCGGAGCCGGCCTGGGCCTTGATGTCAGCCGACCCGAAAGCGGGCGGTACGGAACGTCGTAAGAGACCCATGGGTGTGGCCGGAGTTTCCCACAGGTTGTGGATAGTTGTCTACGAGTGTCCCATAGCGAACGCGGGGCGCTGTTTGGTGGCTGGTTTGGAGGCCATGGCCGCCGCCCAGATCATGCATCGGCAGAGCTCGATCGGGCCGGGCGACTTCTGGGAACTGACAACGGTGGTGGCTTGGGTTTTGACCAGGACGGCGCGCTGGACGTGCTCGGCCAGGGCGACCGAGCCGTCGTGCCACAGTTTGCCCTCCACGATCATCGACCGGACGACGGAGGTGTAGCGGGCTAGTTCGCCGTAGCCGACAGTCTCGGTTCGACGGCGAAGCGGGAGTGGCGTGTGGATCTCTAGGCCGGGGGTGATCGCCAGGGTGACCTTGGGGTCCTCGAGCACGCGGGCGATCTGTTCCCACATGGCGTCCTCTTTTTCGACGACGAACTCAACGTGGGCGATGACACCGCCGTCGATCGGGACGCATCGGACGCCGACGTAGCGGGACTCGTCCAGGCTGGAGTCCACGGCCAGCACGCCTCCGGCCGGGATCTTGACCTCGGCCTGACGCGCCGACCAGAGACCGACCGGGAGCCAAGACTTCGCGGCCGAGACCCAGAGGTTTAGGTGGGCGCGGAGGAATGCAGCTCGGTCTCCGCCGTCGGCCTGGGCCTCGAGGGCCGGCCAGTCGATCGTGGTGCCCAATGCTGGGTTGGCCCAGGGCCAATACCGCCGGTCGGCCGGGTCAACGTCGGGTGGCATTGACCATTCGGCAAAGTACAGCCGGCCGGGCTTGCCGGAGTCGATCGCGTTGATTGCCTGTTCTCGAAGCCGGAGCATGGTTGCCGAGCCCTCGTCGCCCGCGGTCGACCACATGGACAACAGCGGGTTTCGGCGGGCGATCATGGACGGCCGAAGCGCGTCGAATACGACCGACGGGGCCACGTCCCAGATCTCGTCGATCAGGATCAGGTCAAGGGTTAGGCCGTGGACGTTGTCTTTGGCGGCCACGACCTTGATTGTCGATTGGTCAGGCATGGTGCACTGGAAGTGGCCGGAGGTCCATGTGGCTTTGGCGCCGTGGTGAACCTCGAGGTACTGGACGATCTCGCGGTACATCGGGATCGACCGATCCAGTTTGTTCGCCACCAGCAGGACGTTCTGTGGTTGCCCGCGACGGCGGGCCTCCTCCACCAGCCACCATGCCGCCAACGACTTCAAGGCGAAACTCTTGCCGTTCTGCCGGGCCGTCGACACCAACGCCTCACGAAAGAGGAAGTCGCCGTTGGCATCCAGAGCCAACTGATCGGTGATTGCCCGCACCTGCCACGGCATGAGCTCAATACCCATCCTCGAGCGAGCAAACTCAGCCTGGGCAGGGCCAAGACTCAAAGTTGCATCGACCGGCGTCACCAGCCTCGGCTCAATCTTTCCCGAGAGGGCCCTGTAGTCCTCTGTAACGCCCGATCCCGCCAGATCTGGGTCCTTACCGCAGATTGAGGAATGGGG